GACGGCGCGGAGATCGGACTCGTCAGGGATGTGGGTCATGTGCTGCGTCCTTCCAGTTGGGTGGGGCCGGCTCCGGGCAGCAGCCCCGGCATCGTGTGCTTGGTGAGTGCGGCCTCCAGTTGCGGTTCGGCCCACGTCGACATCGTGGCGCCGTCGGGGAGCACGGTGAACGCGAGGAGGGCGTCCTCGGCCCGGAGCACGCCGTCGGCGATCGCGACCAGGATGGCCTTCACCACCAGCACCAGGGACCGCCAGCGGCGCTGGTCCTCTTTCTCGGCTGCGGCGCGGGCCTGCGTCTCGGTGCGGCGCTGCCCGTTGCGCATCTTGTAGAAGCCGGCCGGGTCGGGCATCGCGACGTCCAGGCGGTAGACGCGGCCGGCCAGCTTGAACTGAGCGCGGGTCATGCGCTGCTCCTCGTCGGCGCCGAACGCGAACCCGGTCGCGCCGTGCTTGCGGAGCAGCCCGGCCAGCTCGGTCATGGACCGGTCGATCGAGACGGTGGTGCCGTCGGCGTAGGGCATCAGCAGCCCCCCGGGCAGGACACGATCGAGGGCCGCTTCGCGTCGTAGTGGTAGAGCAGGCGCCACGCCCCGGTGCGGGCGTCCCAGAGCTCGGCGGTGACGGTGTGCTCGTACGGCTCGCCGTCGGCCAGCCCAGTGCGGGACAGCCACAGCCGGACCCGGCCGTCGTCCCACTTGAGGTCACCGAAGTTGTCCTGCGCGGTGGTCGGCATCGCGGCCAGCTCATCGAGGCGGTAGCGCGGGATGCCCTGGAACAGCTTCACGACGGCAACGCCAGGCCCGCGCTGCGCACCGCATCCTCCAGCAGCGACGGCAGCCTGCCGGCGACGATGCTGCCCGGGTGGTAGGTCTCGGCGACCAGATCCTTGCTGTACTCGCCGGACTTGAGCTTGCGCCGGCCAGACATCCGGACCGAGACGTCCTGCGGCGCGGTCGGGTCGATCGTGGAGCTGTCGTAGGTGACGATGACCGTGTCGACGGTGAACTCCCGTCGGCTGTAGCGGCAGGGCTGCACCCAGCGCTCGTGCTCGGCCAGCTCGATCGTCCAAACCTCGGTGGTCTTGACGTGCTGCGTTACCTCGGGCATCTCAGGTCTCCTCGGGTGGGGCCGGCGGCATCGGGCCGTCGGGTCGGTAGGTGAAGCCGGTGCCCTGGTCGACGATCACCTCTACCTCGACCAGGCTCGCGGTGAACTGGTAGAACACGCCGAACAGGTGCTCAGCGATCGCAGCGCCGGAGGCGGGGAACGGCAGCGTGTCGGACAGGTTCACCCCCTCCATGTAGCTGGCCAGCCAGTAGTCGATCTCGGCGGTCGGCGAGATGTCGCCGTTGCTGGCGTCGAAGCGGGCCGTGACGTCGAAGGTGTGGCCGTGTAGGCGGCCCTCGGGGTCGGTGCGGGGCCGGTTGTCCAGGGCATGGATGGCGGCGAACCGGGCGTGGTGGGACAGGATGATCAAGGCGCTCCTCCTCGGGATGGGTACCGGGCCGCGCGTCGGAGTCAAGTCTCGGCGCGCGGCCCGGCATGGGGTGGCCGGCCCAGCCCCGGGGGGAGGCTGGGCCGGGCCGTCAGGGACGCTCGTTCCAGGTCTCGACCTCGAACGGGTCGTACTCGTGCGTGGGGCACAGGTCGGCGAACGCGCCCACCTCGCACAGCTCGTCGCAGCCGGGGAACTCGCAGTAGGTCTCCGGCGTGTAGGCGTCGGGCTCGTCGGCCTGCTCGGCGAAGTGACCGGCCGCGCCGCAGTGCTTGCAGGCGCTCAGGGCCTCGGCGTGCGCGGCCTCGATCAGGTCCAGCTCCTCGCTCGTGCGGAACGGGTGCCGGTTGTCGCGGCCCTTCACGCCTGCCTCGACGAGCTGGGTGATGTCGCGTCCGCAGTCGCGGCACACGCCGTGCCGGTGGCCGTAGAGGGCGTCGGGCTGGCTGATGTCCCAGCCGGTGCTGACGCTGCGGAGGTAGGTCAGCTCGTGGCAGTGGGTGAAGGCTGTCGATGTGAGCGTCGAGGTCACGGCGTGCTCCCTTGGGTGGGGTGTCTGGTCTACCCAGACCATATCTGACGAGTCAAGTGCGGCACAACAGGCTCACCGGCACGCCGCGTTTGCGGAGCAGCGCGAACACGGTCGCGGCCATCGGCTCCGCGCCGTGATGGGACAGATCGAGGGTCGCTGCCCCGAAGCGGGCCGCTAGCCGCGCGGCCTTGCTGCCCCGGCCCTGCACCCACGATTCGTTCTGGAGGCGCGTACCGGCCTCCTCGGCTCGGTGGCGGCGGCGCCAGGCGACAGTGCCAGGGTTCGCGATGGCGTGGAGCAGGTGCAGCCGATACCCGGCGGACTCGGCGACGCCGAAGAACTTCGCGTAGGCCAGCCGGTCGCCCTCGGCCAGCACCAGCGGCGCTGGCATCGACGCAATCCAGGCTTCCGCTGACCGGGCGATCGACATGCCTAGGGTGTCGGTGCCGCCGAACGGCTCCCGCTTGCGGCCGGGCATGACCAGGTCGCCGCGTCGCAGGTGCGGGATCGGCTCGAAGTGCTCGGCGAAGTCGTCCATTCCGCCGACCATCGCGGTCACGAGCGTGGTTTTGCCGACGCCTGGCGGGCCGATCAGGTAGACCAGGTCAGCCACGGCGGCGCTCCACTTCCACGAGACGGTCCACGATGTCCGGCGCCCAGCGGACGCCCGAGTGCCACAGCGGCGGCACCGACCGCATGTCCAGCGTGCCGGTGTCGCCCTCGACGGGGACCGGGCGCCAGCCCTGCGTCAGCTCGCCGACGCCGATGACCGGGACGGACGGCCACAGCTCGCGCCACGCGTCCAGCCACCGGTCGAAGTGCTTGCCCGCGTCCAGACGGCGTGGCCTGTCCTTGGCCTGCGCGATCAGCGACGAGCCGGCCCACCACCAGCCCGGCCGGGTCGGGATGACGTACGCGTACACGATCTGGAACCGGCCCCGGCGCGAGTAGAACGCGGCCCGGTAAGGCAGCGCCTGGAGGGCGTCGGGGACGTCGAGCTGCACCTCGGCCGACCAGCCCCAGCGCAGAGCCCCGCACCGGTCGCCGAAGCCGTGAGCGACCAGCACCCGATGCCCCGGGCGGGCACGGTCGATGCGGCGGGCGACGAAGCGCAGCCGGGCGGCCTGGACGATCGCCGGGACGTCCACAGCGATGCCCGCGCTGTGGCCGACTCGGTACGGCCCGAGGTCGTCCTGGCGGTAGCGGCCCTCGTGCGGGGGCTGCTTGTGGGTGTAGACGTAGCTGACCGGGCGGACCATGCCGGCCGGGAACAGCTTGGATTCGTGCCAGTTCCACCACAGGTCGAGGTTGCGCGCACTGCGCTCATCTCCGGCGGGGTAGACCATGCCGGTGCTGGCCGGCCACGCCCGAACCTCGACGTCGGTGTCGTGCCAGGTGAAGGCGATGCCCTTACGTTCCAGGGCGAACGCGGTCGCGGCGCCGAACCACCCCATGCCCTCCAGGTGAAGCGTCACGCTGCGCTCACCCCGTCGAGCCACCACAGCAGCCGGCCCGTGTCGCGGTAGCGGCGGTTCAGCTCCTTGCGCACGCCCGGCCAGCCGGAGATCTCGCCGAGCAGGTGCGGCTCGAAGCTGCGGCCCCGGGCGATCAGCGCCACCCCGTCCAGGCGCGTCGGGGACTTGCGGAGCTGATCCAGCATCTGGTCGATGTCGTGTGAAATGTAATAGCGGCCCTCGGTGACGGCGTGCCAGTCGCACAAGGTGGTCTCGGCCGTCTCCAGGGTGGCGGGCAGCCCGGCGTCGTGCAGATGCGCAAGGTGATCCAGGGACAGCCTGTCCAGCTCGGCCAGGGTGTTCCGGTCGTTGCCGGTCGGCACGTCGGGGTAGAGCACGGCGAGGCCGTGGCGGGGGCCGGTGCTGTTCGCGTGGCCCATGTCCGGCGCGGCCAGCGGGAAGCCGTTCACGGCGGCCAGCATCTCCCCCGTCTTGAAGGCGGCCCACCGGCCGTTCCCGTGGACCCGGGTCACCGCGCTCGATACAGCGCTCCACCGGTCTTGGCTGCTGCCGGAGCCATACGCGGCGCCACCGAGCCAGCGGCTGATGCCGCCGTAGGAGTCGATCGTGTCGACCAGGGAGCGCATGTGCGCCCGGAGCTGGCGGTGGTCGCGGTGCGCCCGGCGCTCCGTCCCGGTCGGCAGGACCAGGTCGGCCGGGGGCATCGCGACCTTGCCGTCGGTGGCCTCGAACGCGGCCAGCGCGCTCCCGAGGTGGTAGTAGGCGACGTGCAGGAACGTCAGCCACAGCCGGGCCTCACCGTCGAGCTCTAGCAGCTCGCCGACCTCACGCAGCACCGGGTAGACCGGGTCGACGTCACCGGACTTGAGCTGCCAGTGGTGGAACGTGCAGTAGTCGGCCCACCCGGTGCCCTCGGTCCAGGAGCCGGTCACATCAGCTCCAGATCTTCGGGGCGGGTCGCCTGCGTGCCACCCCGGCCGTACGCCACGAACACGTAGCGGTCGTTGACCGAGCTGATCACGCCGACCTCCGTGCGGTCGGTCGCCCCGGCGATGGGCGGGTGGTAGCGCACCTTGTGCCCGATCGCCGCGCGGGCCTGCGCCAGCGTCATCGCCATGACTTCTCCCCACTCACGACAGCCCGTTGGTTCTCCTCGCGCTCGGTGCGTTTGGCCTGCCCCTGGGCGAGCTCTGCCGCGAACGTCGCGCAGTCCTTCATGCCTCGCAGGGCGTAGTACACGATCGAATAGCGGTAGCCCTTCGGCTGCCCGGCGGCGGCCGGGCGGATCCTGGTCAGCGGCGTCACCCCGTGGACCAGGCGGAAGCCGTTGAAGAACACGACGTAGCCGGAGCGGCACGACAGGGTGACGTCGTACTCGGGGATGTGCAGCCCCCCACCGGACACGCCGGAGCGGACCACGGGCATCGCCGACCAGGCGTCGAAGTTCATGCTGTCGCGGTGGTACGGGAGCTG